GTACTATGTTGTTGGATATAAGGGTGGTTCACCTTATGATGCAGGTCTGTTCTATTGCCCATATGTTCCACTACAGATGGTTCGTGCAGTGGGTGAGTCAACCTTCCAGCCAAAAATTGGATTTAAGACAAGATATGGTCTTGTTTCAAACCCATTTGCTGAAGGACTTACTCAAGGTCTTGGCAGACTACAAGTTAACAGCAACAGATACTACAGAAGAGTTGCAGTTAAGAACATCATGTAAGCTAGATGCTTATATTTCTCAAAGACCTCCTCTTGCAGGGGGTCTTTTTTTGTGCCACTTTACAAAGTGTCCTAGAGTGATTGACATTCTTTGAGTTGAATAGTATATTGAATATGAACTAAATTTTTATGATGACTAGTAAACCTCGTGAAATCTTCAATGCTGATCAACTAGATAGCAATTTCAAACCAGTGACAACAGGTAGAGGGTATAAACAAACTGATTTTGATAATTTAACAGAAGTTGGTCAATGGTTCTTCCTTCCTCTTTCTAGTATGACAAAAGGTCAATTGTCAAATGAATATAGACCACAAGCTCCTGCTAGATTGATTTGTGAAGGGAGAAGATATAGAACTAAGAAAGGGTATTTTGGTCCTAGTGAAGAACTTGGTATTGCTGTTCAAAGAATAGAAGATGTAAAACAAGATCCATAAGGGTCTTGTCTCATCTAAATAATTAAAAAAGATAATGACTGCAACAGGGTTTAGAAATCAAGTACAAAATAAAAATTTCTTAAGTCCTACTGGGTTTAAGTTTGTATTGAATCGTGCTCCTAAAGTAGTATTCTTTTCCAACCAAGCAAATATTCCTGGTTTAACTCTAGGCACTGCACAACAAACAAACTATCTAACAGATATTCCTGTACCTGGTGATAAGATACAGTTTCAAGATTTAAGCTTAAGATTTTTAGTTGATGAAGATTTAGAAAACTACCTAGAGATACAACATTGGTTAAGAGGACTTGGATTTCCAGATAGTCTAAAAGAGATATATGATTGGCAAAGATCTAATCCTAATGCACCTACATCAGAATTGAATTATACTTCTGATGGAACATTGAATGTTCTTACTAGTTCCAATGTTCCAAATTTTAAAGTTAAGTTCTTAGATATGTTTCCTATATCAATATCTGATCTAAACTTTGATGCTACTGATAGTGACATAGATTACTTGACAGCAGATGTCACATTCAAGTATACTATATACAACATTACTGATCTAAACGATAACATTTTATGAGTATTGATCTTGAATCTATTCAAGAGATGTGGGAGAAAGATTCAAAGATAGACAGAGATAATCTACATGAAGAGTCATTAAATATTCCCTCTCTACATGCAAAGTATTTTGAATTGTATAATACTATATTTCTTTTAAGAAAGAAAGCAGAACAGCAGCGTAAAAATATTCGCCATGAACGTTATGAATATTTTTCTGGTAAGGCAGATCCTGAGGTGTATATAGAAAATCCTTTTCCAAAGAAGATAAGGGATAAGGATACAATGCAGAAGTATATGGATGCTGATGAGAAACTTTCCAATTCAAATTTGAAGATTGATTATTATGATACCATGCTTGTTTACATTGAAAGCATTTTAAAAGTAATTCAGAATAGGACATATCAAATAAAGAATGCTATAGAGTTTATGAGATTCAATGCTGGATTAGGTTGATAAATACCAATAGCATGATGGGTAAAAGTGACAAACGTTATAATACAAAAATCTAATGAAGTATTTTTACAGGTAAAAGCAGAACCTCATATTGAATATGAGTTAAGGGATCATTTTACCTTTGAGGTAGAGGGTGCTAAGTTCATGCCTCAATATCGTAATAAAAATTGGAATGGAGAAATACATTTATTTGATTTAAGATCTAAGAAAATATATGTAGGATTGTTAGATAAGATAGTATCTTTTTGTGATAGGCAAGGATATAGTTATAAGTTTTTAGATAATGAATACTATGGTCCTCCATTTGAAATCAATTCATCTATATCTAGGGAGGGTGTAAAAGACTATATTAAATCAATTACAAAATTCAAACCAAGAGAATATCAAATTGAGGGCATCTGTGATTGTTTAAAACACAATAGAAGATTGCTAGTCAGTCCTACTGCATCAGGTAAATCCTTAATGATCTATTCATTAGTAAGGTACTATGTAGATAAAGGACAGAAGATTCTTTTGGTGGTTCCTACTACTTCATTGGTAGAACAGATGTATAAAGATTTTAAAGACTATGGGTGGGATGTTAAAAATCATTGTCATAGAATATATGCTGGTAGAGAGATAACCAATACTAATGAAGTAACTATAACTACTTGGCAGTCAGTATATAAATTAGAGAAATCATTCTTTGAAGAGTATAATGTAATCATAGGTGATGAGGCTCATCTTTTTAAGAGTAAGTCATTAGTAAATATAATGACTAAGTTACACCATACCAAGTATAGATTTGGTTTTACTGGTACATTAGATGGCACACAGACTCATAAATGGGTCTTAGAGGGATTGTTTGGACCATCATACAAGGTAACTAGAACAGAAGAATTAATGCAACAAGGACACCTATCTCAGTTAGATATTCAGTGTCTGGTCCTTAAGCATCCACCTAAGAAGTTTGAGACGTATCATGATGAAATAGAGTATCTGATATCACATGAACAAAGAAATAAATTTATAACTAATCTTGCATTAGATCTAAAAGGTAATACTCTTATTCTATACAGTAGAGTTCAAACTCATGGAGCAATACTTTATGATAAGATAAATAATAGCAAACAAAATAATCGTAAAATTTTCTTTGTGCATGGTGGTGTAGATGCTGAACAAAGAGAACTAATCAGGGAGATAACAGAAAATGAGAACAATGCAATTATTGTTGCCAGTTATGGCACTTTCAGTACTGGCATTAACATCAAAAGACTACACAATGTCATCTTCGCAAGTCCATCCAAGTCCAGAGTTAGAAATCTCCAGTCAATTGGTAGAGTCCTTAGAAAAGGAAAAGACAAAGTAAAAGCAATATTGTATGACATTGGAGATGATTGTACTTACAATTCAAATAAAAATTATACTTTAAATCATCTCATAGAAAGAATCAAAATTTATAATGAAGAAAATTTTAACTATGAAATAATCACTATTCAAATCAAAAAATGATAGAAGAAGACTTTTATGCTACTGTAAAATTTAAATCTGGTGAAGAGATATTTGCTAGAGTGGGATACACTGAAGAGGATGATAGAACGCTCCTTCTTCTAGAATGTCCTGTTACTATTGAAAAAGTTAAGTCACGTGGCATGCATGCATATAAAATAGAACCTTGGTTAAAAACAACTAAAGATGATCTTTTTATAGTTAACTTAGATGATGTGCTTACCATGAATGAATCTAATGATCTAGAAATTATATCCATGCATGAAACGTTTGTTAAACAACAAGATACTTATTATAATCATGAAAAGAAACTAAACAGAAAGATGGGATATATATCTACTATTAAGGAGGCAAAGAAGTCTTTAGAGAAGCTTTATGATAATAGCTAAACCAACCCCTTTAACCCTGACAGAGTTAGTCTACATGCAATATAGGTACTTGTCAAGTATTGTGTTGAATGCTATAATAACTACATAATAGATAGTAAAGATATGACTCCTGCAAGAATCATGGGTAGAAGAAAAAGATCTGAACACTACGTCAATAATAAAGAGTTTCTTGCAGCACTAATTAAACTTAGAGAAGATATTGAGATTGCAGAAATTCAGGGTAAAGAGAAACCACGTATTCCAAGATACATAGGAGAGTGTTTTCTGAAGATTGCTACTCACTTATCTTTCAAACCAAACTTTGTTAATTACATGTTTAAGGAAGATATGATATCAGATGGAATTGAAAATTGTGTACAATACATACATAACTTCAATCCTGAAAAGTCTCAGAACCCATTTGCTTATTTCACACAAATCATTCACTATGCATTCTTACGTAGAATACAAAAAGAGAAGAAACAATTGGAGATCAAAAATAAGATATTGGAGAAAACAGGATATGAGCAAGTCTTTGAGAGAGACACTCTTGACGATTCTAACTATAGTGATTATAATCAAATCAAAGATGCTGTCCATTCTAAATTACGTAATTAATGAAGGTAGCAATAATTACAGACCAGCACTTTGGGTGTAGAAAAAATTCAAAACTTTTTCATGACTATTTCCTAAAGTTTTATCAAAATGTTTTCTTTCCAGTATTAGAATCTGAAGGTATCAATACAGTTATTGATATGGGTGATACCTTTGACAGTAGAAAGGGAATAGATTTTGCTGCATTGCAGTGGGCAAAAAATAATTATTTTGATAAGTTGAAAGAGATGGGAATCACTGTCTACACAATAGTGGGTAATCATACAGCATATTATAAAAATACTAATGATGTAAATGCTGTTGATCTATTGCTACGTGAGTATGATAATATTAAAGTATACTCTGAAGTATCATCTATAATGGTAGGTGATTGTAATATTACTCTTGTTCCTTGGATCAATAGTGATAATAGAGAGATGAGTGAAGCACTTATTAAAAAGTCAAGATCTCCTGTGTGCATGGGACACCTTGAGTTAAATGGATTCAGGGCTACACCAGGTCATATGATGGAACATGGAATGGAGTGGGATATATTTAAGAAATTTAAAAAAACATTCTCTGGACATTATCATTGTAGATCAAATCAAGATAACATTTACTACTTAGGTAATCCCTATGAGATGTTTTGGAATGATGTGAATGATCCTAATAGAGGATTTCATTTATTTGACACTGAGACATTAGAACACACTCCAATTAATAATCCATACAGACTACATCATATAATATATTACAATGATAATGATCATCAATTATTTGATGCAAGAGAGTTAGAAAATAAGATAGTAAAGATAGTTGTCAGACATAAAAATGATCAAGTACAATTTGAAAAATTTATTGATAAGGTGTATAATGCTAATGTAGCAGAACTTAAAATAGTGGAGAACTTTGCTTTGCATGATGCAGCAGAGTTTGAAGCATTTGAATCTGAAGATACACTTTCTATTCTCAATAGATATATTGAAGAAGCAGAAATAGATCTTGATAGATCAAGAGTGCAAAAATTGATACAAGAAGTCTATCAGGAAGCATGTGAGTTAGTCTAATGTTTATTCTTACAGTTGAAGGAAAAGAAACTGAAGGAGCATATTCTGTAACTGCTGATGATGGAGAGCAAGTTCTCTACCTTTTTGAAGATGAAGATGATGCTATTCGTTATGCTCTTTTACTAGAAGATCAAGATTATCCAGAAATGCATGTGATTGAAGTTGATGGAAAGGTTGTAATTAAAACATGCGAAATGCATGATTACAGGTACTCTGTAATTACTAAAAATGACATTGTTATTCCCCCTATAGAAGATGATATTATTTGAAAAAATATGTTGGAAAAATTTTCTTTCTACTGGGAATCAATATACTGAGGTTGAATTAGATGGTAAATCAACAACACTGATTATTGGTTCAAATGGTGCTGGAAAAAGCACTGTGCTAGATGCTTTGACTTTTAGTTTATTTAATAAACCATTTAGGAAAATTAGTAAAGCACAACTTATCAATACAGTAAATGAAAAAGATTGTAGAGTAGAAGTAGAATTCTCTATTGCAGAAACTAAATGGAAAGTAGTAAGAGGTATAAAACCATCTATATTTGAGATTCATAGAAATGATATATGTTTGGATCAATTTGCATCTGCTAATGATCAACAAAAGTGGTTAGAACAAAATGTAATAAAAATGAATTACAAATCTTTTACTCAGATTGTAATTCTAGGTAGCAGTAGTTTTGTTCCTTTCATGCAATTGAGTGCTACTAATAGAAGAGAAGTGATAGAAGATCTTTTAGATATTAAAATATTCTCATCTATGAATAATTTGATTAAGGATAAGATGCGTGGACTTAAAGATGAGATTAGAACTTTAGATCTTAAGAAAGAATCTCTTAATGAAAAAGTTAAGATGCAGACTGATTTTATGGAGAAAATTGAAAAGAGAGGGAATGATGATATAAAGGATAAGAGAAAGAAAAGTAGAGAGTTGGGAGATGAAATATGTGTATTGATGTTAAAGAATGAACACTCTAATGATCAAGTATATGGACTCACTAAAGAACAAGAAAAAGTAACAGGTGCTACAGAAAAACTACGTAAACTAGGAACTATAAAAGGAACTCTATCTAATAAAGTATCAACAATTACAAAGAAGACTAAGTTTTTTGAAGATAATACTGTTTGCCCTACATGTAAGCAGGATATAGAAGAAGAGTTTAGGTTAAATAACATTAGTGATGCTCAAGATAAGATAAAGGAGTTGCAATCTGGTTACAAAGAACTAGAGGAGGCAATTAAAAAGGAGGAGGAGAGAGAGCATCACTTCACAAAATTATCAAAGGAGATTAATTCACTCACGCATGGCATTTCTAAGAATAATACTCATATCTCTGGGTGTCAAAGACAAATCAGAGATCTGGAATCAGAAGTTCAGGAACTTACCAAACAACTTGCAAATAGAAATACTGAGCATGAGAAGTTAGAATCTTTCAAAGAAAATTTAGGAAAAACTTATGAAGACTTAGCTGTACAAAAAGACTCTATTAATTATTTTGATTTTTCATATAGTCTTCTCAAGGATGGTGGTGTTAAGTCTAAGATAATAAAGAAGTATCTTCCATTAATTAATCAGCAGGTCAATAGATATCTGCAGATGATGGATTTCTATATTAATTTTACTTTGGATGAAGAGTTTAATGAAACTGTTCAATCTCCTATACATGACAATTTTTCTTATGCATCTTTTTCTGAAGGAGAAAAGATGAGAATTGATCTTGCTTTACTCTTTACTTGGAGGGAGGTAGCAAGATATAAAAATTCTGTCAATACAAATCTTTTAATCATGGATGAGGTATTTGATAGTTCTCTTGATGGCATAGGAACAGAAGAATTTCTTAAGATTATTCGTTTTGTAATAAAGGATGCTAACATATTTGTGATATCACACAAAACAGGTATGGACGATAGGTTTGATAATGTGCTAAAATTTGAAAAGATAAAAGGATTTAGTAGGTTAGCATTATGAATGAAGGACAAATGCAAGAGTTAAGAGATTTAAAAAATAGATTAAATAAATTGCAGTATGATTTTGATAAATTAAAAAATGCTATACTATTACATCCAGAAATTGGAGATAGGATTCAAAAAAACATTTGGTCATGAAAATATTAATCACAGGACATAAAGGATTCATAGGAAGTTACCTATGGAATCATATTAAAAATTCTGGAGTGGATGTAGAACTGGATGGCATAGATTTTCCTGATGATATAGGAGATTTTAAATCTGATAAAATATATGATGTAGTAATTCATCTTGCTGCCTTTGCTGCTCTGAGAGAAAGTTTTGAAGATCCTGATAGGTTTTGGGAAAATAATGTAGAGAAGTCTAAACCTATCTTTGATTATTGTGGAGAGAATGATATAAGATTACTCTATGCTAGTTCTGCTGGTGCTCATGGGTGGTCTCAAAACCCTTATGCTGTTACCAAGAAGGTAAATGAATTACAAGCACCACCTAATAGTGTGGGCATGAGGTTCTTTAATGTATGGGCAGAGGAGGGAAGTAGACCTGATATGCTTTATAGGATGCTTCAAGAGAATACTGCCAAGTATATCACCAAACATAAAAGAGATTATATCCATGTTCATGATATTGCAACAGCAATCCTTACGTTGATTCCTGCTTCATTTACAGGACATTTAGATATAGGATATGGTGAGTCTATTCCTGTTATGGATATAGCAAAAGCAATGGGTAAGGATCTTCCTATCAAGGAGGACACACCAGGTGAACCAGATAGTTTGTGTGCTGACACAAGAGAGTTGACTGAGATGGGATGGTATCCTACAATAAATATTGTGGATCATCTCAAGAGTTATGAGAACTCCTAACTGGCAACATCATTCTAAGAAAGAAAAGAAGAGAACACTGAAACCACAGGCATTGCGTCAAGCAAGGAAAAAACGTGGACAGTTGATAAAGCGTCTACTCACCCACCCAAAAGGTGGGTTTTTTAGTATGATAGGTATATCAAAAGAAAAGTTACATGGCAGTTCAACAAGAAATTAAATCACAACTAGCTAAACTGCTTGCTACTGAAGACTTGGTGGTAGAGCATAAAGATGTCCCTACAGCACAGTTCAATGTGCATACTAGAGAGTTGCTTCTTCCTATGTGGGAAAAGGCAAGTAATCATGTATATGATATGTTGGTTGGTCATGAGGTAGGACATGCACTCTTTACACCTGATGAAGAGATGGGTGTAGAAGTACCTGCACAGTTTTTAAATGTAGTAGAAGATGTAAGAATAGAGAAGTTGATGAAGAGAAAGTATCTTGGTATTGCTAAGACTTTCTATAGAGGATATCATGAGTTGCATGAGAAAGATTTCTTTGAAGTAAAAGATGAAGATATGAGTAAACTTAATCTCGCTGATAGGATCAACCTATACTATAAGGTAGGTGCATTCTTTGATGTAGATTTTACAGAGAGTGAGGATAGGATTGTTGAGTTGATTGGTAAGTGTGAGACTTTCAAAGAAGCAAAGGAAGCAGCAAAGATTCTTTATGAGTATTGTAAGGAAGAAGTAAATCAAGAACAGCAAACACAGAAGAATGAGGAAGAGGGTGATGGTGAGATGGAAGTACCTGATAATTCATCAGATCTAGAGACTGAAGAAGTAGATGGTCAAGAAGTTGATGATGAGACACCTGATGCAGAACCTGCTCCACCAGTAGCAGAAGAAGAGAAAGAACCAGAAGTTCAAACTGCTGAGTCATTGGAGAGTCATCTTCAAGATCTAGTAAGAGAGAATGCTGTAGAGAATGTTTATCTTGAAGTTCCTGATTTGGATTTAGATAAGATCATTGCTACTAATGAAGACGTTCATAAAGAGATTGATAAGTCATGGAAACAGCAGACAGACTTTATTCAGGAGCATACAGATAGGAAATCAAATTTATTTGAAGAGGTGGATGCAGAGTACAATCAGTTTAAAAGAGATGCTCAGAAGGAAGTATCATATCTTGTAAAGGAATTTGAGTGCAAGAAAGCTGCTAGTGCTTATTCCAGAGCTGCTACTAGTAGAACTGGTGTATTAGATACTGCTAGACTTCATACATATAAGTTCAATGAGGATCTATTCAAAAAGGTAACAGTTCTACCTGATGGTAAGAATCATGGTCTAGTCTTTGTTCTTGACTGGTCTGGTTCTATGTCTAGAGAAATGCTTGATACTGTCAAGCAACTTTATAATCTTATATGGTTCTGTAAGAAAGTATGTATTCCATTTGATGTATATGCTTTTACTAATGAGTGGAAGAGAAGAGAGCAAGATCCTACTGGTCAATGGAATCCAGTAGATAATGAGTTGCCATATGAACCTCAAGAATATAACTTTAGAGTTGAAGAAGATTTTTCTTTAATGAATCTCTTTACTAGTAGTGTAAGAAATAATGAGTTGGAGCATCAATTAAAGAATATATGGAGGATTGCTAGTGTATTTTCTAATTACTATGGTAGCAGATATAGTTATCCTACCAGGTTATGCTTATCAGGAACACCATTGAATGAAGCACT